ACTTTTCAATAAATTTGATTTGACATGTTCGGGTCACTTTCATACAAAATCGAGTCAGGGTTCTATACATTATCTGGGCGCGCCTTATGAAATGTTTTGGAACGATTGTAACGATACAAAAGGTTTTCATATCCTAGACACAGATGATAATGATTTAGATTTCATCACAAATCCTTTTAATATGTTCCATAAAATCTGGTATGACGACTCAAAGCCTATGTCCTATCCAGAAGATTTGAAAGACAAATATGTAAAACTTATCGTTGCAACCAAATCCGATCAATTAAAATTTGACATATTCATAGACGATCTTTATAAGATGGGCGTTGCTGATTTGTCTATTGTAGATGATACAGATTTTGAATTTGAAGAAAATGGCGACATTGACACAACAGAAGATACCATGTCACTACTAACAAACTATATTGATAATTATGAGATCGATGTAGACAAGAATAAATTGAAACACATTATGCGCGACCTATATGTGTCCGCTCTGAGAGGTGAAACGTGATAACTTATAATTATGATGCATTTATGGTGGATTGTTTTGGCGAATATACTAAACCAACTTTAATGGAATTTAGATATGAGTCTGAACAGACATATACAGCTGACAGACTATCTTTATATGAGTACTCCCTCAAACTTCCTGAAGACGATAATAGACATTTAGATTTTGATTCTTGGTCGCAAACTCTGTATACCGGATTTATCGAAAATTTTGAATACATGATGAGACTTTGGTTTGAAAAACACGTTGCCGTGAAAGATATGGATAATTTTCTTCGTTTTAATGTGCAGAGGACCAGTGATAAAATTGAAAACGGTTATATTATAGACGGCCGCAAGGAAATTACTAGTGGTCGACTGCTTAGAAATATATCATATAAAGGTATATATCGGGATACTGGAAAATCAAATTCATCAGAAAAATGTTCTTTGTTGGATACCTTTACAGGATTGGCAATAAACAAGTTTAATATTTCTTGTTTGCTAACACCAAAGGTTGCGGAATTTATATCACAAGGTAGGTATGATGATTTCTTTGCAATATTGCGCGGCACATCGAACAGGGCTTCTATTTTCAATCCATATACATATAGTTGGATTTTGAATAACGTATTTCCAGACGGCAAGAAACTTTTATCTCCGGTTATGTCATGGTGTAGCCCTGTAATTGGTCTTGCAAATTCTGGTTATGATGAAATGGTTGCCATAGATGTGATTCCCGAAGTAGTCGAAAAGTCAAGATTGTTGCACGAATATAGTGAAGGTTTGCGAAATGGATTTTTTGTAGATGATTCTAAAACGGCAGAGTTTTATTGTTGTCCATCTGAACAGTTAGACAACCGACATAATTTTAGTGAGAAATACGCAGAACACTTTGACACTGTATTTTTCTCGCCGCCCTATTATGATTTAGAAGTATATACTGGTGGAGAACAGTCACATGAATCTTTCCAGACATATGAACAGTGGTTGGATGGATATTGGAGACCTACTGTAGAATTGTGTTATCGTTGTCTCAAGCCTGGCGCGTCATTCAGTTTTGTGATTGTGCATGATTACGGGCCCGCCGGTAAAAAAACACCAATCAGCGATGACATGAAGAGAATTGCTTGTGAATATTTTAAATACGATAAATTAGTAAACATTTCTTGGGGTGGGTTTTCTGCCGCAGAAGGTGCTTCTGAGAAACGCAAGGGTTTACTTGAAAATTTCCATATTATGAAAAAGGCCTAAAATGATTGAATTTCAGAAAATCCGGTGGAAAAACTTTCTGTCCACTGGTGATTACTTTACAGAAGTATCATTAAATAATTCTCCGACCACATTGATCGTAGGTGAAAATGGTGCGGGCAAATCTACTATACTTGACGCATTGACATTTAGTTTATTTGGAAAATCTTTTAGAAAGATTAACAAACCACAGCTAGTCAATTCGGTGAATAGTAAAGATTGCGTTATAGAGATAGATTTTAAGATAGGTAAAACCGAATATCTTGTTCGACGTGGCATTAAACCGAATATTTTTGAGATATACATCAATGGCAAAATGTTGGATCAAGATTCTAAGATTCGTGATAGTCAGATCTACCTAGAAGAAAATATCTTGAAATTGAATTACAAGTCATTCACACAAACAGTAATTTTGGGGAGTGCGACATTTGTGCCGTTTATGCAATTGAGCGCAAACGACCGTCGAGATATTATCGAGGACATTCTGGACATTAAAATATTTTCTTCTATGAATGATATTCTTAAATCTAAGGCCTCTATCTTGAAAGATTCTCTTTTTACAAATGAGAAAAACCGCGAATTGCAGGACTACAAAATTGAGTTGCAAGATAGGACTATTGAAGAGGCAAAAAATACAAAGAAAAATTCTATCAAACTAATGAAAAGTAAAATCAAAGAAAAAAAGAAAGAGCAGGCATCACTAAGAGAATCGATAGATCAATATGTAATCGAAAAAGATGCGACATTGCAGGAAATAGTTGATGAAACTACTATGGCCAAAAGTAGAAAGAAGTTTGAAAAGTTAGAGACACAACTTTCTAACAATATTTCAAAAATTGATACAGAGGTTGATTGGTTTCAAAGTAACGATGTCTGTCCGACATGTAAACAAACTATTGACGAAGAACATAAGAACTGTATTACAAAAGAAAAACATGACAAAAAAACTGAAATCACCACTGCCCTTGTATCTATAGCCAAAAAAATGTCAGAAATAAACAGTAGAATAGATGAGATAGAAGGTAAAAAGTCTCATATTTTATCGCTAAGAAATGTGATAGAATCTAATAAAAACAAAGAAGAATTTATTCAACGCAATATAGACGAACTCGAGGGCGAAATAGATGTTGCAGAGGGTGATCAGGGCAGCGTAAAAACACTTGAAACAGAACTTAAAGAGTTGAGAAAAAATCTTAAAGATTTGGACGATGAGAGGCGCGACCTGACTGAGACAAAAAACTATTATGTGGTCGCATCTCAGTTTCTAAAAGATTCGGGCGTTAAAACTTCTATCGTGAAATACTACCTACCTATTATGAATAAACTGATAAACAAATATCTACAGGAAATGGACTTTTACGTTAATTTCACTATGGATGAAAAGTTTTCGGAAAATATCAAGTCCAGAGGCCGCGAAGGATTTACTTATGCCTCATTCTCAGAAGGTGAGAAAATGCGAGTCGATCTTGCATTACTATTCACATGGCGTGAAATCGCAAAAATGAAAAATAGTGTCAATACAAATTTACTGATTCTTGATGAGGTTTTTGATAGTAGTTTGGACGCCTCAGGTACAGATGAGTTCTTGAAACTCTTGAACACATTGGGAGGTAATAATGTCTTTGTCATATCACACAAAGGCGATATTCTTTTTGACAAATTCAAAGAGATTGTAAAATTCGAGAAAATTAAAAATTTCAGTCACGTTATGATCGATGAATAAAAATTTTCATATAGTATTGACATGTCTTGGATTTTGTGGTACTATTGATTCTATAAACCGAAATTAGAGGCACTAACAATTGCAATATATCCCATACAATATGCATGATGTCATTCGCGCATCAGAACAAAATAAATTTAAGGTTATATCGACTTTCGCTGGCGGCGGCGGTTCTTCGACTGGCTACCGCCTCGCCGGCGGCAATGTCTTATGTGTGAATGAATTTGTTGAGGAGGCGTGTAATACATATGCCGAAAACTATCCAAAAACTCCTATTCTGTCGGGCGATATAAAAGAGTTGTCAGGTGCTGATTTTTTGAATGCTGCAGGCGTCGATGTTGGTGAAATTGATATACTTGATGGATCGCCACCGTGTTCTGCATTTTCAGTGGCCGGAAAGTTGTCGCACAATAGTATAGAAACGGAATATATGGATTTTGAAGGAAATATTCATATTCGAAAAGAGAGCGGCAAACATTCAGATGGCTGGGGCCAGACTAAAAATTATTCTGATGGAAAAATGGTTGAAAATATTGAAGATTTGTTTTTTGATTTTTTACGCATTGCTGATGATATTAGGCCCAAAGTTATTGTCGCGGAAAATGTCAAAGGTTTGACTATCGGCGAGGCAAAAGAAATGTTGAATCAGATATTGAATCGTTTTGAAGAAATTGGATATAACATTTCATATAAGGTTTTGGATAGTAGGTATTTTGGCGTTTCTCAGACTCGTACTAGGGTTATTTTTATTGGAGTTCGCCAAGATATCGCAGATCTGGTTGGATTGAATTTTATGTCTATTCAAAATGTTTTTCCACAACCCAGTAAAACTATTATTCCACTAAAAGACGCATTGGTCGATTTGGTGTATGATGATGAAGAAGTATTGCATTTGACAGAGAAATTTACCAATACTGCATATTGGAGAGATACTGGCAGTAAAATGGAACTCGACCCGCCTAAAGTATTGACCGGAATGGATTATCACCCTAAAGGGCATCATTTCAATCTTAAACGTGTGTCGCAATACGTTCCTGCGCCCACGCTAACTGCCATGGGAAGCGCTGAGACAACCGCTGGTGCGTTTCACTGGTCGGAACCGAGGAAACTAACCTTGGGAGAGTTAAAACGCATACAATCGTTGCCAGACGATTTTAAATTAACTGGTAAATGGAATCAGAAGGCCGAAAGAATTGGAAGAATGGTTCCCCCTATTATGATGAAACATATTGCATCGTCTGTTTACGATGTTGTCTTGAAAGGATTAAAATAATGGCTGACTTCACTTTTGCACATCGCAAAGAAGGTTTTGACGAACATATTGATAAGAGTATTCGCGGGTACGCAGATCTTCTCGATGATGTTATTTCATTATCGCGGTATTTTGTTGAGGAGGGTACAAATGTTTATGACATTGGTTGTTCCACTGGAAAACTAACTCAAAGAATGTTGGAGGCTAATCAGGACTTTTGCGCCGAGGCTAATTATGTTGGAATCGAGATTGCAGATGGTTTTTACGTTGATATGTTGCAGCGACAGGAACATATCAATACAATACATCCTTGGGCGTCTGTTGATCTGCGCCATGAAGATGTTAGGGATACCGAATTCGAAAATGCCTCTCTTATCACTTCTATTTTTACTTTGCAATTTATGTCAAAAAATGACAGACGCCATACTATTCAGAGAATTTATGATGGCTTGAATGAGGGCGGTGCCTTTATCTTTGCCGAAAAAACAGTCTGTCAGAGTGCAAATTTTCAAGATATGTTGACATTCAATTTTTATGACTACAAAAGAAAACATTTTGGTACTGAAGATATTATGGATAAAGAGCGAACTCTTAGAAGTATGTTGAAACCTAACACATGGAACGAAATTGTTAATATGTTGAAATATGCAGGGTTTAACGATGTACAATCTTTTTGGCAAAACCACACATTTGTCGGTGCCATGGCCATAAAAAATTAAAAAAACCCCGCTCACGCCCTT